TTCCGTTGTTTCTGTTTCTTCTTGGTTTTCTTCGCTTTGCTCCGTTGGAGTGCTCATCATACCTTGAAGGGCTGCCTGTGCTGATTTTACATCAGTTACTGGCACACCACCATGAGTGGATTCTTTTTTAGGGATATCATCTTTTGCCATGATTATTTACCTCCCTTTCTTTCTTCTTCGAGAATCTTTCCATTCTCCATAGTATTTACAAGAACATTTTGAGCTGTTAATACACCTCTTAGAGAATGATATAATGCTTCTCTTTCGTTTGTGTCAGCTATTTCTGTTCTTATCCATTTCTGAAATATATCGTTTTGGATAACTTCATACGATTTTATTAATAAAGGATCTTCAAGTAATGCTTTTGCATTTTGTCCTTCCCTTATCTCCTTCTCTTTATCTACCATTTTCTGCTCCTATTTGGTTGATTCTATCCACTACATGAGTGGGTATAGTTTTTCTCCCAGCGAGATACCCTCGAATATCATTCGGACTGATTGATGTTTTCAAGTGTAACTCATTTACTGAAATGCGATATTTCAACATTAGTTGTTGTAAATCTGTATTTGTTAAATCTGACTTGTCTATTGATTTTCTCAATTATGTTTTTTTCCTTTTTCTTTTAGGAAAACCCTTTTTCATATTTGCATATGCTTTATCTGATATTGTAGAATTTTTTTTACTTCTACTTGTTCCTGCTTTTTTTCTTTTGTTAATGTTTCTATATAAACTCATTTACCTACCTTTTTCATTGCTAGTTTATGTGCTTGTGTAAAAGTTTTACCTTTATTCATTTCCTTACGCATAAAAGTCATATGCTTTGCAGTATGATGAACCTTATGTCTTGCAAGAGTTTCTTTTTGTCTTTTAGTTAACATTTACCTTTTTTCTTTTTATTTTTTTTTGGTTTTTTATATCCGTACATTATAGTAACCTCAATAAGTCTGTAAATTTATCTGTTGCTAGTATAAAGATAACAATAGCAGTCCAAGCTATATATTTAAACTTAAATACTTCTGTTTTTACATCTTTCATATCTTTTTCTATATGAGTTAGATGATTAGTCTTGATATCATAGATATCTTTTTTTATAAGTTCTATCTCAAGATTTAATTCGTTATTATCTTTCATGCTAGTGGCAACCTCTTTCTTTTAGGATAGGTATTTAAGGCTATCGCTACTGCTTGTTTTTGTGGTTTGCCTTCTTTTTTTAATACTTTAATTTTTTTAGAAACTAATTTATTTCTTTCAATTCTTCCATGACCTGAATGTGTAGGGTATGCCATTAGCTTGGCCCTATTCCTATAGGTCTATTTTGCACAGCTTCTAGTGCAAGTTCTTGTTCGTTTAAATCAAGTTGTGATTTTTTAATTTGTAATTCTTGTTGCTTGAGAGCAAGATTGATTGCGGCTTCTTCTTGTTTAAGTTTAAGTTCTTGTGCTTTTAACTGCGTATCTATCTCTAACTCTTGAGCTTGTAATTGTAGTTTTTGTAATTCTACTTGAGCTTTTTGTTGAGCTACTTTTTCTTCTAATGAAGGTGGTGCTGGTGGTTGAGGTGGCATCATAGCTGGGTTAGATATAAATTGGTCTGCATTTTTATATCCTGATTGAGCTATAAATTCACTTACTGCATTGTATATATTTTCTGGTGTAACGAGTGATCCCATTCCCCCATTTTGAACTAAACTTTGTATTATCTGCATAATAGAACCCATAGTTTGAGTTTTAGATGATTGACTACCAGAGCCAACTCCTACATTTACAGTACAGTTTAATTTTTCTTTCCAACGAGATACATCTATTGGTACAAACTTACCATTGAGATAAGCTATTTTTTGTCTATCTTCGTACCTTTGTACTAATGAATAAATGTTTCTGAATAAATCTTTAATACCTGTTTCTGCAAATATACGAGCAATAAGCTCAATTCTTTGCATAGAAGACTCAGTTGCTGCTGATATAGCCCCTGATGTTACATGAGATGTTAATACATCAGGATTGAGTCCTTGTGTCATTTTAGATACACCTGATCTTTCTTCTCTAATGCCGTCTAGGTATCTAACCATATCGAAAGCATAAGGTTGTATTTGTGGTGTAGGTAAAGCTGTAACAGCTCCTGGTGCTCTCATTCTAACGATCCCACCTGGCTTAGAAGATAATAAATCATCTAGCTCAACTTGACCTGCTAATACTGCATATCTAGCATTGTTAGTTAAATACATATTATCAAGAAGATTTCTCATAATAGTAGATTTAATGAGCTGTATATCTTGCACTGTATCAGCAATACTCATGCCATGGAACTTATGTGGTATTGGTAATGGACAAATAGTTGAGAAAGGAATTGAGTCAATCTCCTCATTATCCAATATTATATGACCACCTTTAGTAATTTTTCTAAGTTCTGCTATGCCATCGTTATCATAGTCGATGTGCATATAACATTCTTCTAACCAAACTTTTCTTGATGGCCCTTCTCCTTCATTGCTGGGAGATGAATCATCATCGTAACTAAATCGTGCTATTCTTTCCTCATTAAATTCTGCGTTATTTTGTGTATAGCTTGGTAGTTCATCAACTAAAGACTTTGGATATCCTTCTAAAATTAAATCAGATACCGATTTTTTTACTCGATGACACACAAAACTAGCATCTTCAACAGAAGTAGCCCTTCTTGATACTAAAAATTCTTCAGGTGGTACAGATAAAACTCTTACCTGTCCATCGGTTTTAGTTTTTTTAACCTTAACATCGTGTTCAATAATAGCTGGAGATATTAAAGTGCCAAAGTCATCGACTTGTTGTTTTTGTATTATAACCTCAGTATGCTCTATAACTTCCATATCATCGTTAGCAAGGATAGATTGGTATTCAATTTCAGTTAGATTGGTGTAATTTTCTGTAGATACTTCTGTTTTTTCTTCCCAGAAATGTTTTATAACTCCTGTTTTGGATATTAAGGCATCTTTAAAGGCATCATACAGCACCTTAAAGCCGTTATTTTGCTTGTTAAAGACATAGTTGACATAATCAGTAGCCTGTTGTGCCATTTCTACATCTTCAGGGCCTTGTGGCTCGAACTCAGCAACATTGTTGTGTGTAGTAAATATACGCATAAGGCTTGGCATAATATACTCAATCGTATCTCTTACATCGGTTGTAACGATTTCAGAACGACCTTCTATCTCATTACCAAACTTCTCGCCAAGATAATACTTCATAGCATCTTCTCTTTGTTCTGAAAGTTCAGTATTAAAATTGCCAGAAGCAGACTCTATTTCATTGCTTAGTTTTGATGCTAATTCATCATTGGTCATTTTTTTAGCCATTTATTTTCCGTACCTTTTCTTAAACATCGAAGCTGCTGACATTCCAGCAGAAGGGTATTTGTTTATAAGTTTACCTGCTGGTGTTTTTTTGCTGACCTTCTGAATCATAGAAAGTCCAGGTAAACCACCTAGTTGTTTAAGTAATGGGTGTTTTTTTAATAATTGGTCTAGTAAAAGCATAATTTTCTCCTTACACGACTGCGACATCAGGGCCTAATCTGCCTTTGCTGTTCCATCGTGATCCTTTAGTTGTTGAATGTCTAAGACTCATGGCAGCATATCTTGTAGCCGACATTAAGTCATCTTTAAGTTTAACCAGTTTTCCATCTTTACGATGATACATACGATACTCCTCAAACCAGCTATAAAGGGTATTAAATACTTTAAATCTTCCAGATTCCATTCTGTCTAACATATCCATAAGGCCTGCTTCAACCGAATTACCCCCTTTTTTTTCGCCTAATGCTGGTGGGTTTTCAAAGTGGAAAGGCAGCATATTAACATAAGCATCACGATATTGTTCAGCTAGGGTAATCCCAGAGCCTTTATCGTGTTGGTAGCCATCGTGTGGCCAGACTATAGGGATATAGTCGCTACCTTCCCGTTCATTAATATGTGATGCATGATAACTTGGAATTTGTTTACTCATGCTGTAACAGTCATAAACGTAGACAATATCCTTATCTCTATCCCAAGCTAACCAAACTACGGCTGTAGGGTGGTCATATCCAAAATCTAGACCTGCAATCCTTGCGAAATGAGGGGGTATGGTGAAAGGATCACAGGCTAAGTTATCTTCATCGATAGGAAAGACTAATCCACTTCCTATCATCGGTATGCCCTTTGATCTCATATCACGTTCGTGTTGAGGTAGGGCCGCTAAAATCTGTTCTTTCATATCATCGGTTAAATGCTCTGCATCTTCCCACCCTGCTGTAACTAGGGCTTGTCCTGGTCTTAAATCTGAGGTGAAGTTTTGTACTACCTCAGTCATACCTGACTCAGGGGTAAAAGTCAGGTAGACTTGTCCTTTCTTGTCCAAAGTACGAGTAATACATTGTGAGTAGATATCTTGAGGTGGTTCTTCATCGAGCCATATAATATCTAAACTCTCCCCCATAAATTTTTCAGCACCCATTTCATAGGCTTTGAAGGCAACCCTAGACCACCCACCTGTACTGTGTTTAACAAGCACCGAGGAATGTGCATTAGGCACACCTGGTTTTCTTGTTGTTTCGCCAATGAGATGTTTTGGAATAGATCCTTTTCCTCTATCTCTTGGGTTGTCTGGTTGCCCAAATAATTCTTTCTGGCATATATCTCTTGTGGTTTCATTACTAGCTCCACACACCCATGCTCTAATAGGTTTATCGTATTTTTTCCCCTTCCACCATTTAGGGTATAATCCAGTCAAATGAGCTGCCATTTCCATAGCCCCCACATAAGACTTACCCACCCTGTTTGCTGCCATCAAAAGCCGTTGAGAGGACTCTATACCAGCTTTATGAAACCTTTTTTGAAACTCATAGGGTTGGTAGTAGTTTAACCTATTTTCCTCTTGTCGTTTATTTAACTCACCGAGGATTGCTTGAACACGATCTTTAGACATAATACTCCACCTCAAAGTATATGTTTTTTTAAAATAAAACGCAACATCTTGTGTTGTATTAGATTGAATAGGGCTATATCTAGTATATTAGTGAGTGCTAATGGTCTTATATTTCCTACCATAGTGTGGATGGATATATATATATATTACTGTGTGCCTGTGGGGGGGGTTGCCACTCTCTAATATAATAATATTCTAATCAATGATCTACTAATATTCTTATTTACTTATAGATTTCTAACAGACTTGTTATGAACTGTTTATATTTTAGTAGTAGATGCCTATATTATTTTTATTAGTAGCTATTATGGTATCTTATTTTTATTTAAGGGGAGTGTTAGTGCTATGGCAAACTACTTTCTATAACCTGTTGATCCACCGATCCATAAACCCTAATTAAGTATAAACTCCTATAAAAGCTAATTAATGCTTACTAATACATTAGTATCATTGATATATGTGTATCTAATATATATATCACTTAGAATTTCAAGGCGATTTCTTTTATTATACTTGCACAATATTGGTTGACAATTAGAAATATTTCTTTTATCTTTTTAATCATGGTTAATAATCAAGAATCTTTAAAGGTAGTAAAGAAAAACCTTAAACAGAAAACTCAATATATAGTAGTCAAATTATGGTTGGATGATTTAACTATAACAGATGTATTCCATAAGAATGAGAATGTATTTGATGATAGTCATCTAGCTGATCTTTATTGTGATAATGCGCAGAATAGAGAAAAGTCTAAAAATGTTTTATATAAGGCTATTAAGATTATTGTAGATAAAAAAGAATAATATATATAATGATTTATTAAAGCCTAGATTATTTCTAGGCTTTTTTTTATCTGTAATTTAGATCCAATTAAAGCCTTGATAGTCTTTTTAGCCAATTTGATAGGATATATCGCTTTGAAATAGCTCGTAATAGCTCATATTTGAGCATTTTATTGGTAACCGCTTATGATTGTGTACCTTGATATTTTAGGCATTAAAAAAGCCACTAGAATTTTCTAATGGCTCTTATGGTTATATGGTTATTTACTTTTTATCTTCTTAAGTTCTTTATTCAATAACTTATTAAGATTATTCATAAAGTCTTTAGTCCACTTTGTTTTTTGATGTGCGGTCTTTTTCTTATCTTGTTTTTTCATGTTTATTTACTCCTTATATATGGTTATTAATATTTGCCAATATAGGCTATTTCTATATTATCTTTTTTCATATCTTCTATCTGTTCCAGCGCTTGTCTTTTTGTCTTATGCTGATATCTGTTGCCATTTTTATATTCATTTTTCTTGAATATTGAGTGCTTATATTTACCTGTAAGTGCATCAATAAACTTGATTTCTTCTGTAATTGTTTTGTTGGTTTTACATTCTGTTATATATTTCATCGTTTTACACTCCTGGTTATATAATTTAATGTTTTAAGATCACCCTTATATTTATTTATATTGTGATCCTTTGTCTTTGGTTGATTGTTTTTAATTTCATTTTTCAAAAAATCTTCGCAACCTTTTATATATTCTTTAGATAAAAACCTATTATCATGTATAAAATAGTTTAATAAGTTATTATTTTTAGTTCTAATTGTCATTTTATCACCTCTATTATTTGTGTTTCTTTACTTCCTATCGTGTAACAAATCATGCAGTCTTTACATTTCCCGCTACAATTAGCCTTTATATTGCTATCTTTATTAATAACGTTGAATGTTTTATCAAAATGTAATGGTATTTTATCCATTGGTTTATCTAATTTTGAATTACTAAATATTAATATTAAATTACTAGGTTTTTTATTTGTTTTAAAATGACTTTTAATAAGATCATTTCTTTTAGTCCATAACGTGAAAGTGATATCTTTGTTTTTATTACATATATTCATAAAATTAATTAAATGAATATTATTGATTAATTCACCATGACTATGGAATCTAACAAAATTAGTATTATAAAACTTCGGAAGCAAATCATAATCTATTATTGATTTACTTAACTTATCTGAGTTTTTTTGCCATCCTATACCATTAGACTTCCACCTATTTATTTGTTTTCTGCTATAACATTTACCCTTAAAAGAGCATTTAGTCATACAATAATCATTTGTTGTTGTATTGGTATTGATACTATTAATAAATTGCATTTTACCATTCCCGCTTGTTATTTTTATATATTGATCCATAACTATTAACTCCTATATTTATTAGTTATTTTAATATTAAATGATTCAAATTATTTTGTAAATAAAATATTCCTATTAATTGCTATTAATTTATTCCCGCTTATAATATGCTTAATATTAGAATTACAGCTAAGATTTAATTGAATTTAGTTTGAATTGGCTAGGTTTGGCTAGGTTTGGCTAACTGATTGAATGAATGAACGACTGAGATTGAATGGACACTTCCATGTGTCCTATGAGGACAATTATTGATTAACTTCCATAAATCTAATCTTATCATTTTCTGTGAATATTTTGCTTGGCAGATTATATTCGGATCGGATTAAATTAATTTTTTCACAATAACAAGCCCATTCTATGTTTAAATTTGATGTATCTGGCTCTTTAGTGAATATCTTATCAAAACCTTTATTGAATTTGGCTTGGTCTTTAATACGACTTTTTGATCCTTTCGACATTTATATTCTCCTATATCTCCAATGTTAATTTATTACCTCTATTAAAAACCAATATATCAAATTCATTATTGTCTATATCATGAACCCTACATAAAATTGCTCCACGACCTGTCAGTTCTCGAATTTCCCTCTCCGTATATCCTGATTGACCACAGTTCAAATATGACCAATCAACACTACCAAAGACATTCCAACATTGATCGGTAATTCTTTGTATTTCTGTCATTTCTTCCAAAGCTGACAAAGAAACATCTAAATCCCTAGTATTTATTATCTTACTCATTTTATATCTCCAATGTTAAATTAATCTACTAAATAATCTAATCTGGATAAGTCAATTTCGTTTTCTTGCTCATCATGAATTAAATTATGGTCAACAGTATTGTGGGTTATTATTTCAGCCTTAGTGAGCCTGTTCTTGTCTAAATCTTCACTATGAAATTGTGTATCACAATCAGCATTAATGCAGATTATCCTCGAAAAGCTATCTTGATAAATATCAAGATTAGAAACCGCTTGAATTACTTTCTTAATGGTTTCTTCCTTTGTTAAATTATTATTATGTATATCTAATGTAAATCTAGCCATTTTATATCCTCAATGTTAATTTATTAAGGCGAGGATTTGGTGGCATTTATTTAGTCCTCATTAAGTGTACTTGTCATGACATTACCATTACACACCTTGTTAATTTATTAAGATAGATAGGCATACACTTCGTATCTATTTCGCATAACTTTAAAGTAGTAGCGACTGCAGTCTTACGATTACTACCTATCTATCCCATTAATACTCAACTTTCTCCCATACCTGTTAGAGTCATTGTTAATAGGAATCCCACATCTAGTTAAGGTATGTTCCCACCTAACAGTATTAACTTAACATTACTAACAAAATATTCCTATGTCAACTCTTTTACGGCAAAAATGTTAATTTAAACTCTTTTTTAAGTAATTTTTCGACCTCTAGCTTCTTTTTTGGAGATAACAAGCTATAACTAATGATCCCTTTCTTACTTCTAATCTTTGCTCTCAAAATTTGTAAATCTCTGGTTTTTTTGTATCTTAACTGTTCGGCTTCGACCACTTTCGCATTATTTCTTCTTCTTTCAGAGTTATAGATTTTGATTTTCTCACGATTTTTTTCATAGTATGTTTGTTTCATAATTGCTCCTTATTAAAATGGTGGCTCGTCAAATTTATCTTCTTTTGACTGCTCCCATTGCTCTCTCTTTTTCTTTGCCTCAAAATCCTTTAGATACTTTGATGATGAGGTTGGTCTGTTGTCACCACTTCTATTTTGCTCTATTGAATTATCTTCTCTTTTGTAGTTATTAACTTCTGCATAAAATTTAGTCTTATCATTAGCAGACTGCTTAACATCTAGGTTAATAAACCCTTTATCATTTGCAGATTTATTCTCCAGGTAATCCATTAATTCTCTTTTGTTTATACCAATTCTAAAGAAAACAAAATTCTCTTTACTCGTTTCAATAT